CCGCCAACCTGCAAGAGTGGCAGAATAGTGCTGGAAGTATATTATCTAAAATTGAATCAAATGGAGCGATAACAGCACCCTCACTTACATTATCATCTACAGCATTGGCAACAACATCTGGTGGAACAGGATTAACATCATATACAACTGGTGATCTTCTTTACTCATCCGCTTCAAACACCCTTGCTAAACTTGGAGCTGGAAGCAACGGACAAATATTGACATTAGCAGCAGGTCTTCCAACATGGGCGGCAGCACCAATTACACTACCTTCTCAAACAGGAAATTCAGGTAAATACCTAACTACAGATGGAAATAACGCATCTTGGGGTATAATTAGTTTTGACACAACTAGCATTGAAATAGGGACTATCATGGGGGCTTACTAATGGCTACTACAGCAGTAAATTTTTATAGAGGCTCTGCGCCTACATCTAATGGAACGCTATATACTGTTCCATCAGCAAAAACTGCCATACTAACAGATATCGTAATTTCTAATACTAATTCAAATCAGCAATACGTAACAATTAATATTAATGGGATAGTATTAATTCCAAACGTTCCAATTTCCGCAAACAATATAGTTACTTTTAGTTTTAAGCAGACAATTTCAACGGGACTTATAGTCTCTGGATTTGCCTCATCCGCAGATGTAAAAATTCATATTAGTGGAGTTGAAGTATAATGAGTATTGAACAGTATCCAGCAGCAAACGGAGTTCTAACTAGCCTTATATGGCGTAAGACAGCCGTTGGAGGAGAAACCTCTCTATCAGGTTATGATAACGCCACACAGGCGCTCTCATACACACCTGGGCAGGAACAGGTATATTTAAACGGTATCCTTCTAGTAAGAGGATCAGACTATACAGCTACAAATGGTACATCTATCACAGGATTAACAGCATTAGTAGTAGATGACTTTATTCAAATAAATTGTTATAATAATTTTAGCGTAGCTTCAGTTCCGACAGCATCATTAACTGGTACAGTTACAAATGCTCAATTAGCAGGTTCAATTGCAAATGATAAATTAACAAATTCAAGCATTACAATTAATGGCTCTGCTATTTCATTAGGTGGATCAGTAACACTTGCTGGAGATATAGAATCAGTAACAGCTAGCACAGGATTAAGCGGTGGCGGAAGCACTGGAGCATTAACATTAACAAACTCAATGGCAACTGCAATTGATGCTAAGGGTGACTTAATAGCTGGTACTGCAGCAGATGCTTTCTCTAAACTAACGGTGGGCGCAAACGGAACAGTCCTTACAGCTGCTTCTGAAGAAGCCACAGGATTATCTTGGACTACACCATCTGCAGGTGGAGCTTATGCTGCTGGTAAAAACAAAGTTATTAATGGCGATTTTGATATCTGGCAGCGCGGCATTACGCAAGCGGTAACAGACAATACGCCCGCTTATGGTTCAACAGATAGATGGGCATTTTCTCGAAATGGAACTATTGCTACTGGCACAAACACAGTCAGCCGCGGAACGCACACAGTTGGTCAAACTGACGTTCCAAATAATCCGACTTATTATTGCCGTTGGACAGCGACAACTTTAGCAACAGGTCAAACTAGAGCAGATTTTAATCAATACATAGAAAATGTTGCTACTTTTGCAAGTCAAACAACCACATTTTCTTTCTATGTAAAATCATCTGGCGTTTTTGGCATAAGTACTTTTTTTGAGCAAAACTTTGGTTCAGGTGGTTCGGCACTAGTAACAACAACCGCTGGGACTGGCAATACTTCTACATCTTGGACACGCTTTACAACGACTGTTACTCTACCAAGTATTTCAGGCAAAACAGTAGGTGCATCTAATTATTTGAGATTTTTGATTCGTTTCAATAATCCTACGGATGGCGCTACCTTTGATGTTTCAAATGTCCAAGTTGAAGATGGCTCAGTAGCCACAGCCTTCCAAACTGCAACTGGCACAATCCAAGGCGAGTTAGCCGCTTGTCAAAGGTATTACTACAGAACTAAATCACTAAATGGTGGTTCGCATTTTGGCGTAGGTATGGGTTATGGTGCAACTAACGCTATAATAAATGTTCCTTTCCCTGTTACCATGAGAATAAGACCAACAGCATTAGAACAATCTGGAACTGCTGGTGATTATTCAATGTACTTACCAGGCAGTTCATCTGCACCTTGCAATGCTGTTCCCACGATGACTAATTCATCAAATACTGGTGCTGAAATAAATGCTGCCGTATCATCTGGCTTAAGTGCTGGTGGTGCCACAATTTTTCAAGGATATACAACAAATGCATTTTTAGGATTTGGAGCGGAATTATGAGTAATTTCATAGAACACGGTATAGCTTTTAACGGAGTAAAAATTTTTGCAAAAGTAGATGATGATGGGTTAATTCGTTACACTTGTTTTGAAGAAGACCCAGAGTATCAATTATGGCTTACGAAACAAACTGATTAAGGAGAATAATGACAAGAGCTAGAGATGTAGCAAACGTTCTATCTACCGCCAGCATCTTGGCGACAGATACTGAAACGGCTGCTGCTATATCTGCTCATAATTCTGGAACAACATCAGTGCACGGTATTTCAAATACAGCATTATTAGCAACACAAGAATATGTTCAGAATAATAAAGGAGTAGGCAAAGGTAATACTGCTTCTCGTCCCGCTTCTCCTTCAATTGGAGATTTATATTACAATACAGAACTTAAAGATTTAGAACAATATACAGAAGACGGTTGGATGATAGTAGCAAAACAACCTCCAAGAATTCCTACAATTGGAAGCGCAACTTTGGACGGCAGTAATAATGCTTCTGTATCATTTACTCCATCTGCTTATGGACAAACAGCTTCTTCGTTTACAGTTCAATCAAATCCTGGATCTTATACATCTACCGCATCTTCAAGTCCAGTATCTTTATCTGGAACAAATTTAGAAGTAGGAACAGCATATACATTTAGAGTAAAATCTACAGGATCATATGGAGAATCTGCATATTCAGGATATACAAGTTCTGCAGTAACACGAGTTAATTTAAGCGATTACGAATCTATTTCAACCGTAACTGTTGGCTCAGGCGGAAGCGCAAGTATTACTTTTAGTTCAATACCTGCTACCTATACGCATTTACAAATTAGAGGAATTACAAGAAGCACTAGAGCAATAACACAAACGGCTTTTAGAGTTCGTTTTAATTCTGATTCAGGAAGTAATTACAGTTATCACGGACTTTATGGTGATGGTTCAAGCGCACAAGTAGATGCAGGTGCTAGTACAACCTACATACAATTACCTAGATTTTCAGGTGCTAGTGCTACGGCTGACTTATTTGGTGCAGGTGTAATTGATATTTTAGATTATGCCAATACTAATAAAAATAAAACATTAAGGGCTTTGGCTGGAGTAGACCGTAATGGTGCTGGTGATATTTGGTTTAATAGTGGTGCTTGGTATAACACTAATGCCATTACTTCTATTACATTAACAGAAGCATCTACAGGCGATTTTGCAGAATACTCTCAATGGGCACTTTATGGGGTGAAATCATAATGGCAGCAACATATGAAAAAATAGCGACTACTACTCTAACTAGTACGGCAGCAACAATAACTTTGAGTTCTATACCTGCTACATATACTGATTTGATTCTTGCGGTAAATATCGGCGCCGATGTTGCAGGAAATATGCAAGTACGACTAAATGGTGATACTGGCGCTAATTATAGTACTCTAACTTTAATTGCATATAATAATACTGTTACTGGAAGTAGTGTGTACGCACCTCTCTCTTTTATGTATGCAAATGTTGCGGGAGCACTACCACTCACAGTTGGACCTGCTTCTGCGATACTTCAGTTTAATAATTATTCAAACAGTACTACATATAAAACTATGTTATCAAGATATGCAAATGTAAGCCTACCTGAAGTAGATACAACTGTTTCTACTTGGCGCAATACAGCCGCAATTACTTCAATAAATTTATCTTCATATAGTGGTTCTGTATACCTAGTTGGTACCAGAGTGACACTCTACGGAATTAAGGCGGCATAATGGCTACCACATATAATTTAATTTCAAGTGTTACAGTTGGTAGTGGTGGTGCGGCTAATATAGAATTTACTTCTATACCTGCTACATATACTGATTTGCTAGTTAAGTTAAGTGCTAGAAGTAGTAGGTCAGGTGCATACGCCGAAGAATTTTTATTAACTTTTAATAACAATACTTCAGGTTATTCAGAACAATGGTTAAGAGGTAATGGTTCTTCTGCCTCTGGTTCATCATTTAGTGGCTCATCTATCCAACAATTAGGACAACCTGGTGCGGCTGCTACTGCTAGCACTTTTGGTAACTGGGAGTTTTACATAACTAACTATGCTGGGTCTAATAATAAATCTGTTATATTAGATGGTGTTACTGAAAGTAATTCAGCAACCGCTGGTCACGCACTAGCATATTTACACGCTGGCTTATGGGCTAATAGTGCGGCTATTACTTCAATTAAAATTAGCGCAGGTTCTTATCTTGCAGAACAATACTCAACCGCTTACCTATACGGTATATCTAACGCATAAGGAAAGGAGAAACCATGTCCGAAGTTCTAACTAAGGTAGTCGTAGACTGCTCAACTGGCGTAACCGAAATTGTGCCATTAACAGCAGAAGAGATTACTCAAGGCGAAGCAGATGCGGCGGCTTATGTAATTGCACAAGCAGAGCGCACAGCACAGGCTGAAGCCCTTGCTACATTAAAAGCAAGTGCTAAAGCCAAACTTGTTGCTGGCACACCATTAACATCAGAAGAAGCAGATGTTTTGGTTATCTAAGGTCAAAAAATATATAGATTGAGGTATAATTAGAACATGCCAACAGTATTCCCAGCAAGTCCCACCGTCAACCAGACATATACCACTGGCGGAATAACTTGGCGCTGGAATGGAACATTGTGGCAACTAGTTGTAAATTCAGCAAATATAGCAGAGCATGCACACTCATATGATGGCGCAGTAGTATCTGCTAATTAAGCGATAAGTTAGGGTATAATATAGAATATGACAACTTCATTTCCAGCCGCTCTAGATGCTTTAAGTAATCCATCTTCAGGAGATCGTTTAAATGCACCATCTCATGCCGCTCAACACGCAAATGCAAATGATGCGATTGAAGCGCTGGAAGCAAAAGTCGGAATAACAGATTCAACAAATGCACAATCCCATGAGTATAGAATCTCTGAGGTTGCGACAGAAGTGGGGGATTTAGAAGCTTTAGTCCTTGCCAGTTTATAATGCTAGCAATGCTATAATTTTCTAGAGGTAAACATGTCACTTAATTTTTCAAATTTAGAAGCAACAATTAATGCTAAGCTTAATTCGCTTACAGCAACAGTAACTGCCGCATCGGCAGCTAGCGGAGTAATCACATACACAGCAAGTAACGCATACACAGTTGGTCAAACTATTACGATCACTGGACTTTCAACAAGTGCATTTAACTTACAAGGCGTAACAATTGCAACACGATCTTCAACACAGTTTACAGTTAACAACGCAGCAACAGGAACAGCGGTAACTGGAGCAACTGGTTCAGCAACAATAATTGTTGACTCAAAAGAACTTTTAATTCAAATGAAAGCTTTAGAGGCGGCTACACAAAATTTATCTTTAGGAAAAGTAATTTCTGAAGGACTATACCAACAGGGATTAATTCAATCAACAGCAACTACTGCAATAACAACTTATAACACAACAGTTGCAACAGGAACAGCTTCGATCAACGCATTGCTTGCACAACTTGGCGAAATTAATACTCAGTCAATCATCGATCTTGTAACTCAAAAATTAGCAGATATTAATACCGCTAGCGCTACAGCAATCTCTGCAGTAAATGCGGCAGCATCAACTGCACAAACAAATGCAACTAATGCTATCACAGCAGCTCAGACTACTGCAACTAATGCAGTTACTGCACAACAATCAACTTCCGTATCAGCAGTTAACTCTGCTGGAACATCAGCAACTACAACAGCAACAAATGCAATTACTACAGCTAAAAATGCAGCGATTGTAGAAGTAAATGCAACGGTTACAGGGTCAGGACTTGCAACAGTTTCAGCCTCTTTAACTGACTTAGACTCTAGATTAGATACCCTAGAGGCAAACAGCCCACAAGCACTTATTTACGCATTAACAGACTAGAAATAGTTTGACAGATTAGAAAAGGAATGGTAAAATTTAATCATGCCAATTAGCCTAACAAATTACGAAACAGTTCTTCAAGCGAAGCTCAATGCTGTAACCACAGCAACGACTCCTCAGGACTTATTATTGATTTCAAAATCAGTTCAATCTACAGTAGGAAATATTGTTGTATCAGATGTTCAGTCTACAGGATCAACTCAAGTAGGTCTAGTTCAGGCAGCAGGAACTTCAGCGATAACCTCAGTTAACTCTGCAGGAACCACAAAGCTAGCAGATCTAACAAACTACTATAACTCAGTAGTAGCAGGAGCGCCAGCCGCTTTAAACACATTAGACGAATTAGCAGCAGCGTTAGGCGACGATCAAAATTTTGCATCTACAGTTACAAATGCTTTAGACGCAAGAGTTTCAAAATCTATTTTTACAGCTAAAGGTGATATAATTGCTTCATCAGCATCTGCGACCCCAGCAAGGGTTGCAATTGGTGCCAACGGAACAGCGTTGGTTGCAGATTCTACACAATCAGCTGGGATTCGTTGGGGAAACTTAACAGATCCAGCAACACAAGTATTATCATTAATGGGAGCAATCTAAAAGGAGAAACAAAATGCCACTATCAAAACAATTCGTAGTAACAGGTGCAGTAACAACAGATTATTTAAACTATTTAGGACACGGTAGTTGTATTCAGACTAGAGACGGCGCCGAGTTAATGCTTTTCGCAGGCGGAGAAGCAGGTACTGAAGCTGGCAGAACAATGAAATTTGATCTTATCGTAAACGGAAAAGCAAATGCACCAATTGCTATTCATCAATTCTCCGTACCAGGATCTACTGCTCAGACATTTACAGATAACAGAGCTCAATTTATGCCTCTAGGACAAGATGCAGACGATAACATTTACTTTGTTACATACACAACATCACAACCTTTGACTACAACTCAAAGAAACTTGAATGTTTATAGAATTTCATGCCCACCACAAGGTTGGCTAAGATGGGCAGACTTAACAGATTCTTATAGTTCTGAATTCTCAGAATATAATAATGATGGAATTACAGCTGGAAACTCAGAAGTAATTAACGTTTCCGAGAACGCTGGAATTAACCTTTCATTAAGCCCATACGAGATAGTAGCAAATTACTCAGGCTCAGTTTCTCCAAGCCCAATTCATGTTAATGTTAACAGAATTTGTATATCAGAAAATATCGGAGCAAGCCGACAAGGAGTTTCCGATGTTATGTGGCTTAAGGGAGACTATCTACTAGTTTGGGGATACACTGATACAACTGGTGTTGGCTCTGAATACTACATGGTTCATACAATTCAATTAAAGTCACAAATAAATACAGGATACGAAAGATTTTATGCTAGAGGACAATATGTTGGTTATGTAAATATCCAAAACTGGAGAGGAGACTCTTACAGCTCTCAACTAGATGATAATACACAGTTTGGTTTCGGAGAGCCATCAGGTGCTTATATTTGGGGAAATAACTCTCAATCTTTAGCTTCCGATCAAGGATCTTACGTTAACTTATGGAAATTTAATTATAATACACTTCGTGTAGAAACCTATGCTTCTTCAGCAGTAGGAAACTCATCAAATCATTCATGGCAGGGATACGGACAAGCTCGTGGAAGAGGTCAAGGACACGTAATTGGATATCTAGGAAAATACTCTGGAAACTTTTACTTTACTGTTCTAGGACCAGATTCAGATACATCTTCTGATTCAAATATCAGAGGATACATTATGTTTACTAATGGATCTAACTTTGCTTCCCCTGCTTCATCTCCTGCAATTCACGCAGGATGGACAGAGAGCAACGCAGGATACTATGCACGTTGGAGAGGATCTAATAATACTAACGTAAATTCAGGTGGTCAAAGATACGCTAGAAAACTTCAAGTTTTCCCAGAAGAGAAGATTCTTCGTTTATGGCAACATGGCGGAGATAACTGGAATGGAACTACAACAGGTTCTGGAGTATGGTACACAGACATAACTTACAACTTTGGTGAGACTACATCACTTACTTTCCCAGCAACTGGAACAAAGTTTACAGACATAAATTACATGTGGAGTCGTGCACAACAAATTACAACTGGAATTAATAAATATCCAAAAAATAATGCCACAAACATTTACTGGCAGATCTATAACGGAGATATTAGAACTACATTAGGTTCTGAGTCATACCAAGATCGTGGTTACTGGACTCAAAGATACAACAGAATTGGTGTATGGACAAAGACTGATGATGATATCACTAGAACTGCCATAACTCAGGCTGATGTTACTGCAACAGTAATAGCTCCTTTAGCTAGCACTTTAGGTCAACCAGGTGGAGTTTCATTGAAATTCAAACCTGCTCTTAGAACTATTGCAAGCGGACCTGGAGCAACATATTGGGGTCAGGCAACAAACGTTGGAGGATTTAGAATATCTGCTAATGATGGAACCACTACAACATACTTTAATGGTACAACATTAGGAAATACTCAAACAACAATCCCATTCTATGGTAGTGGAATCACTGCAAAAGACGTTGAAACCGTTACAGTAGATATTCCTGGTTCAGCATTCACAGCTGGACTAACCTATACATTTAAGATTGCTTATGTTAACCAAGACGGAGTCGCTTCTTCTTACTCAACAAATCCAATCAAAACGATAGCATTTACTGCAGCGCCAACCGCTTTAGTATCTCCTACTGTTAAAAGAATTGCAAGAGTTGTCACTAACGGAATCGAAGATGCTCACGTAGCAAACATAGACAACAAAGCATTAATTAACAAAATTAATATATCAAATCCAACTGGAACCACTGGAAAATACTCTGTTAAGGTAGGAAACTTTTCTATCCTAGCACCAGTATATGTTCCAAACGGAGCAACTTTACAAATAGATACATCTGCATTAGTTGATGCGGGAGATAAAATATTTGTAACAGGCCCAGTCGGTGGAACAGTTTACATAACAGGAACAGAAGGAGTTTAATAAAAATGATATCACAAAACCATGCTAGCAAAAGCCAAATCCAAGAAATACTTGGAGAAGATCCTCGTACAGTATTTACTTCAAACGGTTACTTTACAGTACCAGTTGGAGTAAAACAAATATTTCTCGCTATGGCAGGTGGAGGCGGTGGCGGTGGAGTAACTGCTGGTGCCTGGGCATCTGGTGGCGGAGGTGGCGGTGGTGTTGCAATTGGATACTACAAAGTAACTCCAGGTGAAACAATCGACGTTAGAGTTGGCGAAGGTGGCAGAGGAGGAATCCCTTCCGTTTTCGGACTTGACGGAGGAACTACAGTATTTGGTAATGTTATGGCATACGGAGGTCGCGGTGGTGGCCAAGGAACTTCCACAACTGATGGAGGCCATGGTGGTAACGGAGGAAGAAGTTCAGGATTTTTATTCTTGCCTTCAGATATAGTTCTTCCAAAAGGAACTGATGGAGAACAAAGGAGACCACAGTCAATAACTTCAGCTGCAACTTATTTTAGTTTTTATTCAAACTACACACATCCCCTACCAGGAATGGACTTCAACGGCTCAGCAGGAGCAGCAGGAGATTACTCTGGTGGTGGCGGAGCAGCTACACGATATGAAGGTATTGCTCAATGGAATTGGGGAGGTTCAGGCTTAACAGGCGGAGGATCTGGATCACTACACCCACAAGATGCAAACGGAAGACAAAATGGAGCAGGATGGGGCGGAGCAGGATTACTGCAGGCAGGATGGGAGCCTCATGGTATGATGACTTCAACATATGCTCAATGTAATGGTGGTAACGGAGGAGCAGGTGGAGGCGGCGGAGCAGCAGCTTGCGGTTCCAGCAACTATGCAGGTCAAGGTGGCGACGGCGTCGTCATGATCTGGGGATAGGAGAAAACATGATACTAAAAACAGTTGTAACAGGAGAAGTAATCTACAAGGTTGCTAACGAGTTTGATATTGAAAATATTGAAATCTACGCAGCAGACGGAGGAGAACTCTTAGAAGAGACTCCAGAACTATTAGCGCTATGTGCTGCAGAGCCAGAAACTCCAGCAGACCCAGTAACAGAAGTAGAAGAATAAACACATTTAATAAAAAAGGCCAGATTAATTTCTGGCTTTTTTTGTGTCTATATACTTAATCTAGATATTTTGATATAATAAATATTATGAGATTTCATGTAGTAGGTCTTCCACATACTCAAACCACTAAAGAGTATGTAAATTGTGCTTTTACTGAGAAGGTAAGAAGATTTTGCCTTATGATGAAAGACTTAGGTCATGAAGTATATCTATATGCTGGAGAAAAAAATGAAGCTCCATGCGATGAATTAATTACCTGCATATCTGATCAAGAAAGACTAGATGGGTTAGATGGTAAACATTTTACTTCCGCATCCTTTGACATAACACAGCCTTACTGGGATAAATTTTTAAATACCGTAATAAAGGAATTAGGCCCTCGACTTCAACAAAAAGATTTTATATGTTTAATTGGCGGGACATCCCATAAACCAATTGCAGATGCTTATCCAAATCATATGTCAGTAGAGTTTGGAATAGGATACGGATCTACATTTGCTAAGTATCGTGTTTGGGAATCATACTCTTGGATGCATGCATCTTATGCTTCATATAGAGATCCTGCAAAAATAGATGGATTCTTTTATGACGCAGTTATTCCAGGATATTTTGAACCAGAAATGTTCCCGTATCAGCCAGAGAAAAAAGATTATTATCTTTATATAGGAAGAATGATAGAGCGTAAAGGCATAGACATATCTTCTCAAATGTGCAAAGAAATTGGCGCTAAATTAATTATGGCAGGGCCTGGAAATTATATACCAGAATATGGTGAGTACATTGGCCCAGTTGATTCAGATAAAAGAGCAGAACTTATGGGCGGTGCTATTGCAGTTATTGCTCCTACTACTTATGTAGAGCCATTTGGAAATATTGTACCAGAGGCACATTTTTGTGGAACCCCAACAATTACTACAGACTGGGGAGCATTTGTAGAAACTAATATAAACGGGGTTACTGGATATAGATGCAGAACCTTAGATGAATTTTGTAAAGCAGCGGAAGATGTTAAAAAATTAAACCCTAAAGTTATACACGACCTTGCTATGGCAACCTACTCAGTAGATGTAATAAAGTATAAGTATGACAAGTACTTTAAAGGTCTTTTAACCCTATGGGACAGAGGATGGTACACAAGATTATAAGGCTAATAGTGGTACAATATAAAAATGCCAAACACAGGTAAAGGGTTTAGCTACCCAAATTATTCAGATACTCCAGACGTCCCAAGAGACCTGCAGGATTTAGCTAACGACATTGATGCTTACTTAACTGCAAACCCAGGACCATCAGGCCCATCGGGACCATCAGGACCATCAGGTCCATCAGGTCCAACAGGTACTGCAGGAACTAACGGAGCAGTTGGCGCAACAGGACCATCAGGTCCATCAGGTCCATCAGGTCCACAAGGAACGGCTGTAACAATTCTTGGAACATATGCTTCCTTAGGAGATCTTCAAACTGCTGTTCCAACAGGCTCTGCTGGAAACGGATATTTAATTGGCGGAAATCTTTATGTATGGAGTACAGTAACTTCAGCTTGGGTAAACGTAGGAAACATTCAAGGACCAACTGGTGTAACAGGCCCTACGGGCCCTACAGGGGCTACAGGAGCCTCTGGAGCAAATTCTGTAGTTGCAGGACCATCTGGTCCATCAGGTCCTTCAGGACCGTCAGGACCCTCTGGAACCGCAGGCATACAAGGAATTCAAGGTTTATCAGGACCTACTGGAGCAGGATTATCAGGAGCGGCAGGACCATCAGGTCCAACTGGCGCAAGTGGTCCAACTGGATCTCCTGGAGGAACTACTCTTACAATAACAGCAGCAGGCGGAATTTATATAATTGATGGAGTAAACAATCCAGCTCTTAATTTTATTAGAGGCAATAGATACATAATAAATATTAATGCTTCAGGTCATCCATTTTATTTTCAAACATCAGGTACATCTTACAGCGCAGGAGATGTTTATTCCACAGGAGTAACTTTGCTTTCTGGAACAAGAGATATTGGAACAATAGTATTTGAAGTTCCTTATTCTGCACCAAGCACTCTTACTTACGTTTGCCAGATACACGCAAATATGGGTAACTCTGTTGCTATCTCTAACTTTGGCCCATCAGGACCGCAAGGACCATCAGGTCCATCAGGACCAGCAGGTCCTTCAGGAGCAACAGGTGCTTCAGGAACTGCGGGTGTTGCAGTAGCATATTCAAATGGAACAGATACTGCAAACTTAAATAAAATATTTTATAATACTACAGGAACCCCACCTTCAGGTACTGCAGCTGGCGATATTTATATTTATTACTAGGAGTTTAAATGGGTATAAAACTATATAATAGCTCCACTTGGAATACACAAAAATCATTAAAACTGTATGCAAGTTCTTTATGGAATACTGCTAAACAGGGCTGGGTATACAATGGATCATCCTGGAACTTAATGTATCCAGAGTATCCATTAAACACTACTGCTCCTGCAATTAGCGGAAATACTTCAATAGGTAGTACCTTAACAACAACAGACGGAACTTGGACTTCAACAGATGCTTATAGTCCTGTATCTTATTCATATCAATGGAAGCGTGGAGTTACAAATGTTGGATCTAATCAAAATACATATGTAACGGTAAGCGGTGATTCTGGAAATGCAATAACCTGTCAAGTAACTGCAACAAATCAAAGAGGAAGCACTCCAGTTACATCAAGCAATAGCATTACTGTTTCTCTACCAGCACCGTCAACGATATCCGTTGCTGATGCTACACCAACTCCTGGGGCTTTTTCTGTTTATGGTTCTGGTGGGCAAAATAGTTGGTCAGCAACACATAGCGCATCGTCTAATGCAACTTATTACGCTGGGGCTGCAGGAAGTACTGGTTCACAACCTTCATCTGGACAAGTTTGGTCTCCAGGAGGTATTTGGTATAGTTCATCACAAACATTTCAAAGTTTACAAACATGGGGTGCTGGTACAGTGACTATATACATATTTGCAACTAATGCTAATCCTAAAATATCGGTTAGTTGGTCAGCAGTATCTGGAGCTACTTCATACGATGTTGCTTGGAGCGGTGGTGCTTCAGGAAGCGTAAACACTACATCAACTTCTTACGATATATATCCAGCAACTACATCATCAATTACAGTTTCAGTAACTTCAAAAAGTGGAAGTACTGCTGGCGGAAGTATATCTGGTTCTGCTTCTGGAACAAACCCACAAACATCAAGTCAAACATCTGTAACGGTAACAAATCCTGCTGCAGTTGCTCCATCTACACCAACAGGATTAGTTAACACTTATTCATCGGGACCTGGGTGGACACTTACTTGGAATGCATCTAGCGGAACTGCTCCAATTAATTATACTTGGACACTTTATCAGTCAACTTCAAATGGAGGAGCAACAACTTCACAAACAAATGGATCTACTACGGGAACTAGTAGCGGTTTAGTATCAATGAACTCAGCAAATGGTTTGTGGGCGCAGTTTTACCTATATGCCAATAACTCTGCTGGATCTTCAGGAGTGGCGATATCTTCATGGGCATAAATACAGAAGAAAAGGTAAATTTCTTAAACAATAGAATAACTAACCTACAGGTTCATATAGATATTTTATCTGATAATGTGTCAGAGTATCCAAACGCAGACGCTGAAGGCAAGCCTACAAGACAGTCTGTTTTAGACAATATTTTAAATGAAAAAGAAGTTTTATTATCAGAAGTCCAGGCTTTGAATAATCAAAGCTAAATGCTATAATATAAAAAGGAGGAACCATGCCAACATATACACAGTTAACAAATGACGAAAAGGCAGCTATTAAGCAAGCTTCTATTCGATCACTCGAATATCAGATGTATGCTTTAGAAGTTGAAGTTCTAGTAGAAAATGCTAAATCTGCACCAGATGCAGAAAGATTGTCTGACTTAGAAGCATCAATTTCTGAAAAGCAAACTCAAATAGCAGCACTGTAAAGTGTCCTATAAATATAAAATATTATCAGATTATCCGCTTGCCTTTTGGCCAGCGGAATCTGTTGTTAGTGGAGGAATTTTAACTTTTCAACAACTTTTATCTAACTATGCTAACTATACGGCAACCCTAAGTGGGTTTGATAATTATGCCGAATTAAGCGGAGCCACCACTGCAGATATTTCTGGATCTCAAAATAACGGGATATACCTTGGAACAATCTACTCTGGATTCTTACCACTAGTTTCTGGTTTTTCTCAATCTAGAAAATTATCTGGAGTATCAACAATTATCTATCCAGTATTAAATGATTACTCAGGAACTAATCCAAGCGCAGGATTTGCAAACTTAAATTCTTATGATAACGATTTTAGCATAGAATGCTGGGTAAATATAAATACAACTTCTACTTCTTTAATTCCAATAGTTGGAGACTCAACTAATGATATTGGACTATTCTACGATAAAGGCAACATAGTGTTTAAACTAGATACTCAACAGATTTCTTGGACTATTCCTTATAAAAGAAAGTCAATGCACATAGTCGCTACCTACACTGGCCAGAATGCTTATTTGTTTATAGACGGAGAATTACAGGCGGAAAAATCTTTATCGGGAAATGTTTTTACAAACACAGAAGTAGTTTTAGCCTCAGGACCAGTAAACACTTCACAAGACTACATGCTCATAAACTGCGTTGCTTTATATAGATATGCTCTGTCAGCAGAAAATATTCAATCTCACTACGACTTAGGACATTCAATAGACTCTTCTGAAATTGTATATCCAGACTCAGGTCAGTTATTTGAAGCATTTGATGATGCTATAACAACAAAATATTCTTATTCATACCCAGCAGATAAGTCCTGGGAAAACTTTTTAAGTAATGACTTATTCTACGATACTGACGATTTTTCTATAAAGATTGCTCAAGGTACAGGCGTGTCAAAAACAGTAACAATAAATGATTTCTTTACAATACCAACTGGACCAGAAATGGATTCATCAAGAATTGAATGGGACGGAGATAATGGAGTATCAGTTCTAACCAGTATAGACGGAACAAACTATGTATCTTGTATCAATGGGCAACCAGTTCCTCAATATTCCCTATCTTCTTTTAGCACATCCAGAAATCTTTATATCAGAATCATTATGACTACTACAGATGATAGCAAATACTTGCCAAAACTTTCTGGCTTATCAATAAGCTTCTATAATAATCAAAGATTTTATTCAAATAACTCTTCTTCATATATCTCAACACTTGAGGGTGTTAGCGGAGTTTCTGTAAAAGACATTGGGCTAAGCAACAATACCTATGAGATTCTTTCTAGAGATGCTAGAAATGGAGTCTCCGTAAAAGCAGGATCTGGGTTTAATTTAAGCACTACCATGCTTGTTAAAACTTTAGAGTTTTTCTATACCCCATCTACATTAGCCAATGGAGGAATAGTTAACTCAGCAGCGGGATCAGGATATTCTGCCTCTAACCTATCTTGGTCATCAAACGTTATGGCTAAAACCAATATAAGCAAGATCTATGTAAACGGAGTAGATAAAAGCACAGAGACGGATATCAATAACTTATTCACCAAAGATCACCTTTACCATGTAGTAATTACCTTTACTAACCCAATATCTGGAGATATTAAGATAAACCATTCTTCAGTGGGAGCAATTGAGGCTCTTTATCAGAATATAGCCATATATGATTATGAGCTTACGCTCAATAAGTCTATAGAGCACCTATCCCTATATAAGGGAACATCTCCTCAGGTAGTATCTAATTCGTTAGCCTCTATGACAGAAAACTCGTTTAACTACTATAATTATGACTGGACCGTGGTAGAAAGTATATAATTGTGTCACAGCCCGTGACAAAAAGCTGGACTTAAACAGGAAATAATGGTAAAATAAAATACTATGGATATTAAGAACATCAAAAAAGAAGTTATAGAAGATTCAGTTTTAGGCATATATGTTTGGGAAATGCCAGATGGCAGATGGATTGGAGACGATGATGGTAACTTTCTTTCGGTCACGTCCAAAAAAGGAAATAGATCCAGAATCGATGCTTTGGCTCGTGAGGTTAGCTCGTACGGTATTTACGAAGGACAGCCTAAATTTCTTTCGGCCAGACGAAAAATTAATGACGAAGAATTTGCAGAACAAGAACAAAGACTTAAGTGGGGCCTAGTCCCAGATCCTTTTGATATCGGAAGCTATAAGGATGATATGAAGTCTTTAAAAAAAGAGAGTGGTAAATAATGGAACACGTAGAAGAAGATAATACATTTAATAACGAAGTCTCTATATCAAACTCCTCTGATCTTTTTAACTTTAGTCAGCCAGTAGTAATACAAACAGATCCATTTAAAGTAGAGGGTGAAGACTTAAAAAAGATTAGTGGCCTAGGCGCAGCCTTTAAACGTAAAGTTTCTAGAGATTTTCAAAAAAGACTTTCTGGAATAGACGGAACTGGAACACAACAAAACTTACTGCAACAGGCTGTAACTGGGTACGCATTATTTGACCTTGTTGAGCCAACATATAATTTAGAATACCTTTCAACAATTTATGAAATATCTCCATACAACTACGCAGCAATTAATGCTAAGGTTGCAAATATCGTAGGACTAGGTTACTCATTTGTAGAAAGCAGAAAAGCAATAGAGGCTTTAGATAACATTTCAGACGAGACACAACTAAACCGTGCACGAAGAAAAATGGATAGAATAAGACAACAGTTAGAGATTTGGCTAGAAGAAGTAAATGAGGAAGAAACTTTTGTAGAGACCTTGGTAAAGGTATACACAGATTTAGAAGCATCAGGAAACGGCTTCCTAGAAATCGGTAGAACAACAAGCGGAAACATTGGATATATTGGACATATCCCATCAAAGACAATGAGAGTTCGTAGACTAAGAGACGGCTTCATTCAATTGCTTTACGGAAAGTCTGTATTCTTTAGAAACTTTGGAGATCAAGAAACAGAGAATCCAATTGCTGGAGATGCAGATCGTCCAAACGAAATTATTCATTTTAAGAAGTATACTCCTATGAACAACTATTATGGAATTCCAGATATTGTTGCTTCTCAAAATGCGATGGCAGGAAACGAGTTTGCAGGAAAGTATAACCTAGACTACTTTGAAAACAAGGCTGTTCCAAGATATATTATTACAGTTAAGGGAGCAAAGCTATCTCCTGAGTCAGAGCGAAAGTTACTTGAATTTTTCCAAGTAGGATTAAAGGGAAAGAATCATAGATCTCTTTATGTTCCTCTACCACCAGATTCTTCTGATTCAAAGGTAGAGTTTAAGATGGAGCCAGTTGAAGCAAACATTCAAGACTCTTCTTTCAACACTTACAGAAAATCAAATCGTGATGAAATTCTTTTATCTCACAGAGTTCCAATAAATAAAATTGGAGTTCCAGAAGGAGTAAGCCTATCCTCAGCCAGAGATGCAGACAAGATGTTTAAAGAGCAGGTCTGTAGACCAGCGCAGGACATTTTAGAAAAGAAATTAAATAGAATAATTGGTGAAAAAACAGATGTACTAGTTTTACACTTTAATGAGCTAACCCTAACAGACGAAGATACTCAGTCTAAGATTGATGAGAGATATTTGAGGATGCAGGTTATTACCCCAAATGAGGTAAGAATTAGACGAGGAATGTCCCCAAGACAGGGTGGAGATCAGGTCGTTGATTTGAAGTCTCAGGATAAAGCGGAACAAACAGCCCAAGCTTTGAATACTAGACAGAGAACTCAGGACAGAGATTCTAACACACCTGATATTTCAGGGGAGGCCAGAAATCCAAAAGGCGAGGGAAGAGCAACTTCTTAATTATTAGGCAACCAGTTATTTGCCTTTTTACATCTTAAAAGATAAAATTAAGCATATGAATATTGAAAAATCTCATTGGTCATCTATTGGCGACGACATCACACTGTCCGTGCCATTTACAAAGGTCAACCGTGAAAAAAGGACCGTCTCTGGATTTGCAACATTAGACAATGTTGATCAAACCAATGACGTGGTAACCGCAGAAGCAAGCCTAAAAGCTTTTGAAAATTTCCGAGGCAATATCCGTGAAATGCATGGATCAAATGCAGTAGGCAAAATGGTTTCTTTTAAACCAGAGACTTTTTACAACCCTGAAAACAAAGAGTTTTATAACGGAGTATACGTAGATGCATATATCTCTAAAGGCGCACAGGACACATGGGAAAAGATTCTAGACGGAACTTTAGCAGGATTCTCAATTGGCGGAAAGATTAAAGATTCTGAAAACGAAGTTAACAAAGCAACAGGACAGACAGTTAGATTTATTAAAGAGTACTCTTTGATGGAGTTGTCAGTAGTAGATTCTCCAGCAAACGAATTATGCAACATCTTGTCTATTCAAAAAATGAATGGTCAATTAATGTTCAAAGGAATTGCAACAGAAGTTTTAACAGAAAATATTTTTTATTGTGAAGAAACTAAATCCATATTTATGTCACAAGATTCTTCATACACATCTCCAGCGACTGGAAAGCCAGCAACGCTAATTGGATGGGTAGAGTCAAATGATATTAATAAAGGAAAAGAAATAAATAGAATTCTTGATTCATTTTTAGAATCAAGATTATCGTTGCCTGAAAGACAAACAATTGCAAAACAGGCAAACGTAGAAGGAGGTAATGAAGTGTCAGAAAATACAGAAAACACAGCAGTCGAAGAGACTGTAGTAGTATCTGCAGTAGAAGATGCACCAGTTGTTGCTGAAGAGGCACCAGCAGTTGCAGACGTAGCGTCAGACGCTTCTGCCGAAACTCTAGAAAAAGCAGCCGACGTATCAGAAGTTATGGTTGATGAACCTGATTTTTCAAAAA